TCAGCTGGGGCGGCAGCCTCCAACATAGAAAACATCACCTCAACCTGGGCGAAATCCGCAGACTCCCCCGACTGGGCAATCCTGGCGGCACGACGGAAAACGCGGGCAGGAACAGCCTGCGCTGTTTCCTCCGCATCCGCCAACACCCAGCTACGGTCACCAATCTTCAACGTGTAACCTGTGTCACTCATCTATCAACAATCCCCTAAAATCGTGTATCAGTTACCAGCAGGCGGATTCGGATCCGGCTGAGGCTTCGGAGGAGTATCAGCTTTTAAAGCCGTCATCCACCCCCGACCAGACACCGCATCACCAGTCTTATTAATCTGGGCAGGATACGCCTTCAACGTCACACCATACCCGTACACTTCACCATTCTTGCCCTTGATCTCGTCACGATCAATCAACTCAACCTCAGGGAAATAGTAGCGAATAACCTGATCACCATCAACAATATCCATCAGTAAAGCGTGCACGCCCGTCGTGGCACCAGGAGAAATATCGAACGAACCCGAATCGGATCCGGCAGTAACCTTCGACTGCCAAAACAGCTCGATAACCTCTTTCTTAGACTCGATCAGCTGGAAAGAAATCTCGATAGACGACTCCGTAGCCACAGTGCGAACAACATCCGCATTCTGCCAAGCCTTCAAATCATCCGTTTTACGCTCAGGCTTAATCTTAAACCCGTCATCAGACAGATACCCCAAAGCTGTAAGCCCGGAAGGAACCGCCTCAACACCCTTAATAGTATCACCGGCATGAGCTTTACCAATATAGACGTCACCCGTAACAGCAGAGCGAACATTAGACGCTTTACGTGTTTCAGCCATCATAACCCCCAAAAAACAATCAAACTAAAAAACAATCAAACTAAAAAACAACGATACGCTTACTCGGATTCGACAGGCCGGCACACCAGCTCAAAAAGCGAATACACATCAAAACGTGCACCATCAACCAGCAAATCAGGGCCAGTAGACCGCCGACAAAACACCACCGGGTCACCATCAACCCCGTCAGCCAGCACAGCCTCAACACGACGCGCCAACGACATAGCACGATCCGGCATATCAGAAAACACATTCACCCGCAAAAACACCTGCTCGCGAACATGCAACTGCGGGCCACCATCCAACGCCAACCAAATCAAGTCACCGCTGAAATCCTCAGACACCGTCCCCACACAAGGTATATCGGACAGCCAGCCATCATCCGCCAGGACACGTTTAGCCCACACACGCGGATCACCATAAACAATCACGACGCAGCCCCAATCGACCTCGCCAACGTGCCATGCTTCGCCTCAATACGCTTCCCACCCTTATAAGTGGTGCCAATACGGGCCACAGCCTCAACACGGTGAACCTGCACCTCCGACGACAAACCATTACGATACTGGGCCCTATCAAACGCGTTACCGCCCACATTCGCCGAAGCCGCACGCCTCACCCTCTCGCCACGCTCAGCCAACATAGACTGCACCCCAGAAGACTTCAACACCTCACGAATACCAGGCAAGTTCAGCTTCACATTCACATCCTGAGCCACAACCCATCAGCCCTTCTTACGCTTCACATTAACCTGCGTACCAGCATCCCAACCAGACATCGGATGATGCCACACGATAGGAGACCCGTCAGCCTCCCACACCACACCCCGAATACGCCACCGGCAACGATAACCGGCACCCACAACAGGCTGCTTGAAAAGCATCGACCAATGCTCATAATCCGAGTCACGCCCCGCAGCCTCATCCTCCTGCGACACAGAAGCATAAACGGCCACATTATGGAACACAGTCTCGACAGGCTTAGACCAATCCTCAACCTTGTCGCCAAGATCATCAACACGAACAGTCGGCTGAAGCATCACAACCGTTTCACCATAAGGAAAACCGGTCATATCATATCTCCCACAAAGGGCCAGCGTAGCCGTTAATATCAGACCCGCACGAGCAACCCTCACCCCACACCGTGGAACACACCTCAGAATGTGCATATCGACCATTAATAGTGGGGGTGATAGTGAACGCTTTACCAGCCCCACCATCACCCTCACACAACTTCTTCAACGCGGCAATCTCAGAAGGCCACAACAAATTCGTAGGAGTATTCGACCGTGTAGTCTGAGCAAACGGGCCCGCAGACTCATACTGCACCTGACCCGAAACCCCGGTATCATTCCAGCGCAACAGGGCCCTGCGCAGAATAGCCTTAGCGGCATCCTTGTATTTGAAATCCGGTTTAGCGATACAGGGGGCGACACTGACAGCCACAGCCTCCACATCGGCGATCATCGCCTCAAGCTTCTCTCTAGGAATATCGGCGAAAGGCTCAATATCCTCAGGCTTCAAAATGATACCCATCAACACCACCCCCTGCACATAGTACACATTCGCTTATCTTGTATCAGTTACCGGCCGGCGGATTAGGCTTCGGTGCAGCCTTCTCCTTCACAACAGCAAACGAATCAAGCGACTCGATAGCCACATACAGCACAGCCTCGGCACGAACCATAACCTCATTATGGCCCTTCAAGTCACGCCCAGTCTGATCCGGATCACCATACTCGATCAGCTCGATCGGGAAGTTACGCTGGAAACCCCAATGAACACGAGAGAAATCACCCACAATAGCCTTAACACCAGAAGCAGGCGACATCTCCGGGGCACCCGACACAGTCGAAGAAGCACCAACATTCAGCCCGCGCCAATTATCCAAACCAGCAAACCCGGCGGCAGGATACATAGGCTGACCGGCAAGCGGAGACCCCTTCGGATACACCTCAGTAGACAGGGCAAACGAGAACGCCGGATCCAAAGCAACACCGTTAGGAACCTGCAAACCAGCCCCAGCAATCAGGCCGACAGCCTTGACCAGATCAGCCGTAGCGGAATCCGTGGCATCAACCGTCTTCGAAGTCTTATCCAGCGACACCTTGACAGCCGCAGCAGGCTTACCCGTAGCCGGATCAACACCATGGAAAGCAATCAAATCCACGGCGCGACCAATCGAAGCACCAAGAGCAGGCGAAATAAGATCCTGCAAAACACCCAGACGGTAATCAGCATCAGCCCACATAAACTCGTCGCTTACGCGCTGCTGAGTCACAACCTTAATAGGCTGCGCAGTAAACGCCGAAACATCCACCGAAGCGGAAGGCTTAACCTCGCCCTCGCCAACAATCTTAGCGCGAGGAACACCACTAAACACGGCACCCTTCACCGGGCCGAAAATAGTCGGCTGCTCCGGCGACAGCTTCGCCAAAACACCAGAATCGATAGCACGGTCACGAACCGCACCAATCATAGAACCAGGAAGCTCAAGCTTCCCTGCAGAAAGAAAATCGTCAGCCATCAGAAATCATCTCCTAGAATTATTGACAAGAGCATCCACAAACGCGACACCCTCACGTCGTTTAACATCATCAACGGGGGCACTCCCCGCAAGACGGCGCACACCCGCGCCACCACCACTCTGGTCGATCAAACCCTTCAAAGCCTTAGCAGACTCCACCAGTGCTTCACGATCGCCGCCGTGCAAGAAAGCGATCGCATCACCCGACAGGCCACACTCTGAAGCCACCTCACGCTTCACACCCTCAAGAACAAACCCGTTAATCCGGTCTTCGAGTTCCTCATTCTTACGGCGAAGATCATCAATCACAGACCCCGCATCACCATCCGAGGCGCGAAGCTTCTCCAACTCGGCGAAATTACTTTTAGCACGAGACTCCCACTTACGGGCCTCAGCCTTCCAATCCGTGCCAGAAGAAGACTCCTCCTTCACGGAAACATCACCGGCATGATCATCGCCGGCAGCCTGCCCATCCTTCACAACATCAACAATGTCTCCACCCTTTCCGGGCTCAACAGCATCATTGTCAACATTCTGTTCCTCAACACTCTGATCGGCCATAGCCTAACCCTATACTCCTTGCGGAAAACAACACAACATTGTTGACCCCCGTGCGGGAGACAACCCTGTGCACCGATAACCGGCGGCACACAACCGGAAACCATCATCTCATGTCGCCAACAGTACGCATAGCCTTCAAAATATTGCCAGACGACTGCTGCAACCCATGATCATCAACCCACTCACGAGCCTTCTCATAAACCCGCTGATATGCGGTGTCCGCAGAGGAGGGCTCCCAACGCCCAACAACCTCAACCACCGTACACCCGCAATGATCATGATACTTCGAACCAAACGGACGCCTACCGGCACGCTTATGACGCCGAGTATGACCAGTAGTAAGCGCCCTCTCCTTGGTCGTATAATCCGACCTCGTAGCCAACATGGCACAAAAAGCGCACGGATCACCATCAGTCACCCTGCGCCACGACCGGCCCTGCGCACCCGCAGACCACTCAACCGTGTCACGGCCAGCATTCATCACAGCCCGATTAACACCCGCCGCCATCGCATCAATCGTATCCTTCGCCCTATCCGGGTCACTATTCATCATCTTCATAGTCGAAAACGACCGAGCCAACGCGGCGGCAGCATCAAACTCGTCATACACAATCAAACCAGGATCCACACCGTTAAGCTTCCGAAAATCCGACACGAACTTGCCCGCCAACGCCGCGGAACCGTCATGGCCGGCACGCTCCAACTCCACACACAAACGCACATACTGCGCATCCGTCATCTTCCCGGAATGCCACAAACGACCCAACTCGGCATAATAGCCCGCATACTTCCCAGCAAACCTGACCGCCTCACGCTGATACCCGGCAGCAGCCATCCGCGACGCAACACCCGAAGCCATCGCCTATCAAACCTCGCTAGTCTGACGCGATATAGCCCCAGCCAGCGCCGCCAACGGATCCGAAGACTCGGCACGATGACGCATCACAGCCTCAACCTGCACATCATCCAAACCCAACATCTCCAACACCGTCCGAGAATCAGCAGGCAAAATACCGGCACCCACAAGCTTCGTCACAGCATCAGCCGTAGCCGCCCGAGTCGGCGTCGAAGCATCACGCCACCTCAAACCCACATCACCGAAAAACGCGGCCTCATCAACACTCGAATCCAACGCCCTGGCAGCCAGGAAACCAACCGACAGCCAGCCCTGACCAAACGACGTCTGCCTCCGTTCGGCACGCTTCACAAGCCGAGACTCCTCCGCAGCCAAAGCCTCCCCACTAGGCGGGTTAGACGTGATAAACCCGAAATAGCGCTCCGGAACCGCAGCCTCACCCGCCGTCAGCTGAGCCAACAAACGCATCTGATCCGAATACGGTGTAGGAGAATTCACAGGAAACGACCCCACATTCGGGGTATCACCGTCATCATCCTTATCCACAGCCCACACAGAAGCCATCGACAGGACCCAGCCAGGCTGCGAAAACTCGTCAGCCGACACACCCGTAACCCACCTTTGCGGGTAGGCATAAAAGTCACGATTCACAGACTGCCCAAGCAAAGTCCTAACCGCTTCATCCGTGTAAGCCCTAATCGACCGGGTGATCTCCGAACGGCCATCAATCCTCGACGTACGGCGACGATTCACAACAGGCACCAACGGAACCGCACCAAGACTATTCACGATACGGCCCGTCTCAACCCACTCACGGCTACCCCGCCGCTCCACCTGAACAATCACATCAGGCAACAAAAGCTCAGCCTCAACAACCTCAGGATCACACGTCTGCTGAACCACCAAACCCGCATCCAAACGAGACCCGTCAGCCGAAAACCGGCCAGTACAATTCTTCGGCGACTGAGGACGAACCGACACCGTACCATCACCGCCAGGAATGATAGCCACAAACGACAACCCAAAAATCAGCGCATCCAAATGCACATCACACGACGCCGTAGCAAGCCTATTCGCAGCATACACACCATCCAAGCCGTAGCCGTCACCATTAGTCCAGCCAAGCCAATCCAGACGCTCCTCCAAAGCATCCACAGCAATCCCAGGCCACGACACAACCGTCTGCACACGCTGCAACTCCGGAGGAATAGCCACCCCCAAATCACGCACCCGATTAGAGCCCTCATAGTAGCCCTCAATACGACAATGCCACGAAGACAACCTCTTAATACGATCGTACATGCCCTCAATCAAAGCCAACTCATCCGCATTCATACCACAGACACCCGCTTCCTACCAGACCGTTCACGCCGCCTAGCCTTCGCCATCTTCGCACCAAGATAAGCCAAAGACACAGCCTCCAAAGGAACCTCAGAACCATCCTTAAACGAGGAACCCCAACCCCACGCAGAACCCTTCTTCTTCTGCACAGCCGACCTCACAGCAATATCCAACATGTCACGCCTCGAATCAGCCCTAGGGTGAGAAACCACACCCGACCTGACACCCTCCAGAAACGCCTGACACGCCTCCACATACACCCCAGTATCAGCCACAATCACGCCACGACCCGGAACACCACGATCACTTAAAGCCTTCTGCAACAACACCGCACCAGACCCGGCAACCATAATCTTTTCAGTGTCACCCCAACGCAACGCCAACCAATCAGCCAACCGGCCCACACCATCAACAATCGTGCCAGACAGCCCATCAATCACCTCAACATGAACACCAGCATCAGTCCTGCCAGCACCCGCCAACGCGACACGATCCCCCGAGCGAGAAAACGAGACACCAAAAACCTTCCCGCCAACCAGAGCCGCCTCATCCACAGCAGACTGGACCCACTTATCAGCAGGAATCACAGACGAAGCAGACTGGCCACGATCCCACCAGCCAAGCCGCTCCCGAGCAAACCCGGCAGCAGACATCGACTCATGCTCATCGCTCACGGTCCCAAAATTCAGACGACGACCCAACGCCGGATTAGTGTCACCAGCAAGCTTCCGCCACTGCCGCGACACATCATCCGGATCAGACTCGTCAGGAATCGAAAACTCCGTCCACGCAAACCTTCTACCACCCGACAAAGCCTGCCCACGAAGACGCAACACCACAGACCCGTCAGCCAACGGCCCAGGCGGCGTACCCAAAAAAATCTGCTGAGGATCACCAGACGGGGCAGCGCTCACCGTAGGAAGCAAAGCCTCCAACTGCTCATCCGACAACTCCTGAGCCTCATCACACACCAAATCATCAACCGTAAACCCGCGAGCAGAACCCCGGCTACGGGCCACAAACTCGACAGAACCCCAACCCGGACAACCACACTTACGCTCAAACGTGGCACAATCCGGGTGATGCAACACAATAGCCTCCTGACCATTCGTCGCACGAATCGACTTCACCATACGATACAAGTCAGGAAACTGCCGCTCATTCTCAAAAAACGACCTCAACCGCATAAACGCCTTACGAGCCGACTTCAACTCATGAGCCGTATGCAAAATACGGCGACCCTGAATAGTCGCCTTAAACAACTCCACAATCTCCAAAATAGCATTCTTGCCATTCTGCCGCGGAACAAACACCCCACACACACCCGAAGCAAGCCTGCCATTACCACCCACAGCAAGCCAATCATCCAACACCTGCTGCTGCCACGGATCAGGCGTCAACCCATACGCACGACCCAACTCCCCAGCATCCCCGCCAGCCGTCACCGAATACGCCGCAGCCACACGATGACGAGGAACCTGAGACCCAACAACACCAGACACCTAATCAGGCCCCCCTACGCTTCCTATACCGGTCAATCATCGCCACCGCAGAACCCCCACCACGGCCACCAGACGCAACATCAACCGAATACCTATCCAACATACCCATAAACGCCTTCACATGAGCCCGCAAAGAAGCCACAAGGTCAGCCCTGCCCTCACGCCACACCACATCATGAATCACCGCAGCATCCATAAGAAACAGCCACTCCTCATCAGACACATACGGCGCGCGACTATCCTCACCCCACACACGCCACCAACGACGCGTCTCCCCACACCACTCACGACCATCAGGAAGCTCAGGCTGCACAACACTCACCACCAACACAAAAAGTCGACAAACAGACAAAACCACAAAAGGGAGGTATTTCACTA